AATGTCGCCGCCAAAATCAACGACGACGGCACACAGAAACTCGATATCAGAGACTTTCTTGAGTGCTTCATATTCGTCAGTGGTAAGAATTTTGAACTTCGCCTGGCACTTTACATCCTGAAGTTCGCCACCATCTGTTGGCATTTTGATAGTGACCGGCCACCAGACCGTGTTTTCTTTTTTGAGCACAAAAGCCATGGTTTACCTCATTTAATGAAGCCGTCCCTGGCTTACTTGAAAGACTGTTTAGCATCCATCAGCCGTTGCTATCGCCCAGCGGGGCACGTTGTATCAGGCAGTGGTTAAAACGCTGTCGTTACCGCGAATTACCCGAAAACCAATATCCCAGCACTGCTTGCCTTTTTGCGGGGAGGACTGAATAGTCAGCAGCTGAACACCTGCGCTTGCTTCTTTCACAATCTCACCAGCAGCAATGCCGTGGGTAATTTCAAAGGGCACCACTGATGCTGCTTTAATCAGTGCAAATGGGTCGAAGGTAGAAAGCGCCGGGGCTTCGATAATAAACTTGCCTTCCTCGCTCCAGTCATCAATGTAGATTTGATTAATTTCGGTGCCTTCGTCATGCTCAATACTGTTATTGTCGGCCAGCTCGTACTCATAGAGGTTGAGCGCCTGGCCATCGAGCGTGAACGTGGTGTTGGCCTGACTAAATGGCAGCGGCTTTTGAAACGCGGTAAAGCTTGGTGTAGGTGGCGCACCTTCTACGGTGTCGCCATAGATACCCTGTATTTCAGCGGTGATTTTAGGGATTTCGCCCATTTTGCCCGCTTTCGACAAACTCGCTTTTCCGGCTAACAGGATGTGCCACATGCCTTCCCAGTAGAAATACACGGTGCCGTCCAACTCGTTGGAGGCATTCAGGATCCGGTTATGGGTAACATCACTAACATTAACCGTTTCATCCCGTGCTGCAAGTTGCACTAACGGGCTCCACGCTGCCGGGGTAACGTCGGTTCCAGAGCCTGCCCATTCAACCGGAGCGGTGATCGTAATTTTTTCACCGGTTTGAATAACCGGCTGGCCGCCTGACTGGCCATCATCCAGATCTCGCGTGATTTGTTCGCTCTGATACGGGTTAACTGCAAGGCCGGTAGTCAGAATGGCCACCGGCGCAGCACCGTTGGCAATATAATCGGTGCCTTTGTCATCTACCTGGCGCTTAAGCGCCATCATGATGAACTTGCGCTTATCTTTGTAACCTGGGGTAATGCTCATGCTTTAGTCTCCAGCGCTTTGGCTTGTTTGGCCGTGGTTTCGGTAGGGCGGTCTTCTACGTGCACCACCTTAAGCTGGTAATGGGCGCTAATTTGCGCTTGCTTACCGGCACTGAGTTCGCCGTCTTTAAACTTGTTTTCGCCTGGCGCAAAGTCGATAGCTGCGCGGCGCACGGGGTGCTCACTACTGTTAGTCACAATAATCATCAGTTAACTCCTTGGTACCAGGTGTTGGTTGTAAATCGGTCTATCCACCACAAGCCCTGGGGGGCGAATCCAACTAAATCGCCAGCACCTAATAACACTGGCTCAAAATCGGCGCTGGGTTTCCAGCCATATAAGCTATTGCGCAAGGCCGTGCGGTACTGCTCCAGTTGCACCAGGGCTTTATCGCCGGTGCTGTCGTTAATGCTTTTAATGCCAATCACCACACCAAAGGTGATCACCATTTCCTGTAATGGCTGGCCTATATCCACATCGCGCGAATTGCCCGCAGGGCGTTCATTTACCGGCACCACATAGGCCACACTGCTGCGGTGGATGGGTTCGCCTATAGCTTCGCGCACATTGGCCGCACCACCCACCTGATCGAAAATCGATTTAATGCGTGTTTGAACCAGGGTTAACATCTAAATAAACCCTTTTGATTCTTCGCGGCTCCACACACTTACACCGCTTTGCATTTCGATGGCTTCGTCAGACGTTGCAACTTCCTCACTATCGCTAAGGCCTAAACGTACTTCGCCTTTGCCCACCGACTTTAAAAAGGCCAGTGCAGCGTCATAGCGTTTTTGCACTGCCTCTGGCACGCTGTTGTCGTATAAATTGAATCGGGCGATATCACCACAAAGCTTGGGCAATACGCTCGGTACCGCAGAAAGCGGCAGGGCATAACGCCCTCCCAAATAGCCATCAATCAATGCGCTGGCATCTGATATGGCGGCACCCGCGACCTGTGCATCTACCGCACCGGTATTGCCCCGGTCAGTAAGCATGATTAACTCTTGCTCGCCAAACCGGTCTATCAGGTCGTTGGTGGTGCAGTAATTCACGGGTTATGCTCCCGCGTTTGCTGCGCCGGTTTCCTTACTCGCTTTGGTGCCTGCCTTGGCCGTGGTAGATTCGGTTTTCTTAGCAGGCGTTGCTTTTTCCTGCGCCGCTTTGGTGGCGGGGTGGGCCAACCAACGTTCGAGCGGTGAAGTATCAACGCCTTCCGGGATGGCATCGGCTGGCATTTCGCGAACAGACAGTTTCTTTTCGGCGTGAATGGCGTTGAGCTGGTCTTCACTGAGCTCATCTTTTGCGAAGGCGGTACCGGTGTCGGTAAATCCGAGACCGGCGCGGCGAAAGGAAGGCACGCTGGCCGTAATAACGAGAGCAATAATGGTTGCTTTGGTTACAGACATGATTTTCTCCTTGCAACCGGCTTACGCATGCAAGCCGGTTGTTATAGTTGTAATGGTTGTAGGGCTTACAAGTAGTCAGGCGAAATTACGTTGAACATGCCGCGCAGTTCGTTACTTACCGCGCCTACGCCGCCATCGTCGATTAACTCACGTTCGTTAATCTGTTTGGCTAACTGGTGCAGGCTCGCAGGCACTACCAGGGTTAAACGGTTTTTACCTAAGCCCAGTGGGCGGCCACCGTCTGCTTTAAAGCTGCGCATCAGGTTAATGGCATCCCAAACAGTTTGGTAAGACAGGGTTTTCTTAACGCCCACCGCCATTTGCCAGAAGCCGTAGCCCACGTTGCAGCGGCAATCCACGCCGTAGCGGAACGTTTTATTGGTAAACACCGCTTCATCATTCGGGTTATCCATGGCCACAAACTGCATGCCTTTGCGTTCCTGGAAGATGATGGGTTTTAAGCTGCGGCTGGTGTCCATGAGGTACCAGGCTTCGCCGTTGTACGTACCGTCTACAATTACGTTGGCAAACGAGGTATCAGAGCCAGAACCGTCAACTTCATCGTTTACCGGGTGGTCGGTATCAAAGAAGTACTGGCCGTCGTAGCAGGTTGTGGTAAAGCCTGCTTTTAATAGCGGGAATACCAGTTCATCAGGGAAGACCGACGCGGCATAACCCATTTCGTTCATCATAGGGGCGTAGACGCCCAGTACGTCGTCTTCAATGTCGTTACGGTCTACCGATACAGTAGATTCATAATCTTTGTTGGTAATGGCGTATGAGTGCTCTTTAATGGATTGAAGCACACGATCACCCACCCATTCACGGAAGCCCGGCCATTGGCCTAACCAGCCATAGGTGTTTGATTTAGTGGCAGACGGAACAGTAGTGGCCACAGCGCTAAACATAGGCTCGCCTTTTACCTTGCCGTCTTCAAAGTTTTTACGGAATCCGGTGCGGATTGCGTTGAGTGTTGCGGAATTAACAATTGCCATGTGGGCGTTCTCCTATTTAATGAAGCGGCTTAAGCTTTTTCTTGCTTAAGGGTTTCGGCGTAGTCTTCGTGGCTGATGCCCAGTTGGTCGGCAATCGATTTCTGATCAGCCGTGAGCGCTGCCACACCAGTTTTGTCTTCCGCGTCGGGTTTAACCGCTGTGGTTTGCTTTCCATTCAACGCGGCAATGGTAGGGCGGCTGTCAATCAGTGTCTTCAGCGCGGCCATATTCGAATTGCCCAGGTCTTTCAGATAGGAAAGCTCTGCCTGGCTAATGAACTTGCCGTCCTTTTGTGCCTGGTCGATAACCTGGTCAACCGTGATGGATTCATGATCCGCTTTCAGCGCGGCCAGCTCGGTAACCACCGCGTTATAGGTTGCTACTGGCACATGTTTGGAAATATCCACGGTACCACCGGCTTCTACCTGAGCGGTGAGGGCGGCAATTTTGGTTTCGCTTTCGGCGGCACCCTCAATTTGCGCTTTCAGGGCTGCCACTTTGGTTTTAACGTCTGGCTTGGTTAACTGGGCATGCAGGGCTGCTGCGTCGATGTCCTGGCTGGTATCTACATCAATACCAAGCAGGCCAAATAAAAGGGCGAGTGCTTCATTCATGGGCTTAGGCTCCGTGGGTTTAGTTTGCTTACTCTGAGGTTGGTTAGTGAGGGCAGCGGCTTCTGCCATGCCTTTTACTGCTGGGTCGTTGGTTAGGGCTGCGCTGTGCAGGTCGACGACCTGGCCGGTGGCTTTGTTGTACATCACCACGGGGCTGTAAAACTTGTACTCGTCGTTTTTAATGTGTTCGCGGGCAGCGGGGGTAAACTTAAGCTGGGCGAACAATCCCTGTCCGGGCCTCCATTCAAACTTTTCTCCCCAGGCGCTGGCCGGGGCTTTCTGGCCGTTCTCTTTGGCCAGCAAGGTTTGGTGGTCGTAATCGAATAACAGGCGTTGGCCGGATGCGGCACGGGCGTTTAGCTGGGTAGATAACGCTGCGCCCGTTTCGTCATTAATCAGCCATTTATTACCTGGGACTTCGAAAGGGCGGCCATCGTAGGCGGCAAAATCACTGCCCGGCAGTATTTGCTGCCAGGGCTGGTCTAAATTGATTTCGAATGAGCAGGCGGCAATGCCGAGTGGTTGCTCGCTCTGGTTGGACAGGGCGGCAAACTCTGGTTTTAAAATCGTATGATTTGAGATCATCGATTTCAACGAGCTGGCAGCCGCGAGCGCTGGCACTACATGACAGCCTCCTGATTCCGAATTGTGTATTTCGTTTGAGTGATTTTTCATAGCCCGGACAGTATGCCGGGCTGAAGGGGTTAGTCTGGTTTAGTCTGGGTTTGGGGATATTGGTATTTAATATTGATAAGTTCCCAAAAAGCGGGATGCATTTTTCGCTCGCCACGCTCCCATTGCTGCCAAGCTCGACGGCTGGTGTGTAGCAATTCTGCGCAGGCATCTTGAGCGGACGTTATACCTGTATTGCTAGCTTGCTGCAATTGCTCCCTTAGATTAACAATGTCTTCAGGTGTCGGATTATTCATTGCCAATTCCAGACACCTTATCAATTACATTTGCTAAAGCATTAAACCGCTTTTCTGTGACCGCTTTTAACTGTCCGGTTACGATACACAGTTGGTCATAATCGTCAGTTTTTACCGCTTGCTCCAGCTGGGTGATTAGTGTTTTTTGCTCTCGCTCCCAGTCAGCCGCCCAATCACGGGCGACCTCCTGTTTAACTTCTAGCGATTTTGCTCGGTTTAACCGCTCGCCTATACTTCTTCTTTTAGTCATTCCAACCCCTTAAAAATAAATATCAAATTTATCCCAATCACAAGCGTCGCTTTCGTCTTCGCAATCAAAATTAATGATATCCCACTCAATTCTTCCTACAGTATCCTCTGGGTATTCACTGTTTGGATTTACCAGCGGCGCAGAATAGGTTGAATAGTTGTTGTTTGGGCTGTTGTCGAAAGTAGCTTGACCTACAGAGCGATACAGAATGCCCTCGTGGCGAAACTCAATCTCACCTTCGGCGTTAAAAGTAAAATCAATGTTTGCTGTGTTATCGAATTGGTAGTTCATTTTTTTGTCCTCTAACCCGCAAGGGGTTTGTTAGTTTGAATTTAGTGGGGCATCGCCCCGTTTGTCGCTTTTCAATCCACGCCCCTTGAGTGGGGCGACTAAGTTAATTGCTTAACTTGGTATTAAGATTATGCGCAATGCGCGTAATTGTCAACAAGTATTTTTATTTATTTTTCGAAGAGTGGAAATGTGGCGTGAATTCCATTTTCTAAACTCGTTATTCCCTGTTTAAATTTCACCAGAAACGTTTAAATACTTTTAAGGTGAGCTGGTCTACTACTTTTAGCTTTAATGGCCTTAGAATGGCTTACAGCGCGTTTTTAATCAATAGCGTCTTTTAGGTGGTCTTGCAGTATTTCGACGATTTCGTCGGCATCATTCCAGGGGCCGGTTGTGAGTCCTATGAACGGGCGGGCGGGTATGCCGTCGTCTTCTCTGCCGAACTGGTGGGTGGCTGCGTATTCCTGGTTACTACCGAAGGTGAGTGTTTTGCCCGCTATCTGATAGTTGAGCGTATCGCGCATAGTACCGGATTGTTGCAGTATTCTGTCTTCGCCGCCTTTACGGGCTAGCGTTCGTGGCGCTAGCGGCTCCCAAAGCTCGCCATTGGGGGCAACTTCCAGCTTAAAGCGCTCTTGTGTGGATTCGATCAGGTACTCGCCAATCTCGGCAAACGCGGGTTCCAGATTCTGGCCAGCCTTAATGAGCCTGCCCAGCATGCGGTTTACTTCACCGCTGCCGTAGGCTCTTACCGTAATAAAGCTACCCGCCATTGGAATCGCTCCGTAATACCAGGTTGCTTAGCAGATCGCCAAACTGCTCGCGTTCATAACTGGGTGCTTGCTTGGCTAATGTCTCAATTTGCTGGTACTTGTCTTCATCGGGAATGCTCTGGCGCAAAATCTCCTGTGCCTGGCTCAATTGTTCACTGGGTTCTCGGTGGTTCTGTTTAATTCGGTTTAAAATATCGTTCATGGCAGCAGCTGCTCCATTAAGTTATCGAAGTACTCGGCAATTTCCGGATAGTGCGCGGCCAGTATTTCGCGGTTAAGTGCCCAGGCGGCAAAGTGCTCGGCGTGCCATTCCATAGTGTCTTGCATACTGTACTGGGTAATAGCAGTATCGAGACCGGGTGAGTCAATCCCCATTCGCATGGCCTGAAATTGCACCTGATGGCCCATTTCGTGTAGCCAGGTAACAATGGTACCACCATGATCGCCGCTCTCGGTATAATTACGCACAATATGAGACAGTGACCATTGCCGTATACCCTGCTGCTGGGCCAGTATGGCGGCTTCTACCGCGCCGGTTAAATCGGCCATGTTGCGCACTTTATCCAGGTTAACACCGGTTTTGGCTTTTACTACTACGTGCGTCCAGCTGCGCGACGTATACCCGTTTGAGCGTTTGGCCATGTTGCCCGGTACCGGCCAGTAGCGAAAGGCCATTTGCTCGGGCACGTCCAGATAGTTGGCAATTGGGGCCATTAACGGATACAGCTTTTTGGAGCCGCGCACCATATCTGTAGGCTTTAGGAATAGCGTTTTCATGTTATAGCGGCTGATAAAGTCGGCCACTTGGTTAAGCTGAGGCTGGGTTTCAGTCAGCTTGCCTATTACGCGGTTTAACCCGTGAATGTCTACGTTCTTATTAGTGGAATAGGCATCGGGTATTTTGCGTTCTACCAGGCGTTGCTTAAGCGGTGGTTTGCTGGCCTGTGTTTGCCGGATGGTTTCAGCCTGGCTTTTAACGCCGGGTGAATAGTCGAAGCCCGGATCAATCCCCACCGGCACATGGTGCACTTCGCCGGTTTTCTTATCTACCCATTCGCGGGTCTCTATCACCGGCTCCTTACTCATCTTATTGCCGCGCCTGCGCATGCTGCGCTCGGTCTCACCAAACACCTTGCACTTGCAGCCCCAGCCGTTCTGGGGAAACCATACCTTCCAGAATGGGCTTTCCTTGGGGAGTGTGGTGCCGTCATTTTTTAGGTGGTGTGGGCGAGGGTATCTGCTGTCACCATGGGCATAGCGCCAAAAGGGAAAGTTTTGCAGCTGCTGGTACCGGCCTGCGTTATAGCTCTGGCGCATGTTGGTATCGTAGATGATATTGGCACGCCATGCGGCGGTACCGGTATGATCCCAACCGTGCTTTTTAACCAGGTGTTTAAACTCCTTTTGAAACCAGCTTAAACTTTTACCTTCGGCAATGGCCCGATCCACTATCGAGCGCATATCGGCCAGTAAGTCAGTTTTTACTGCACCGGCAATCATGAAAGCGTTGTTGTGTTGTTCACGCCAGATATCTGCCCAGCGTTCGCTGGGCACATCTACCTTACTGCGGAAGAAATCAATGGCTTCACTAAACTTCTGAGGGCCATACTCGGCAGGCATCAATCATTCCCTTTTCGCGAAAGTTCTTTATAACTCATCACTTATCCAAAACTTATGGAGATGTGGCTAAACAACCAAATCAAAGCTTCTATAACCAACCAGCCTATAAATGCTGAAATTAGAAAGAACACGATAATTACAGGGGCCCAACTATCATTTCCAAACATTACTCACCTTTGTCGTTTAAGAATTCAAACTTTCCGGCTCTGCTTTCTAACAGATTTCTAATCAATAAATACATGACTATGGCCAATAGCAGGGGGCTTAGCACAAAGGATACAAACAACTTATAGGCGATGGTTGATACTTTGTGCTTCATGGCTATCGACCCTCGTTAACATCGTACCGGCCACTGAGTTCGGCAGCGGCCAGCGCTTGGGCTATCAGTGTTTGGTAGTCATCGGTAGGCAGCGTGTCTTCCAGTTCCAGCAGTTGCTCTAAGAGCTGCTCCAGTGAATCGGCATTGGCTACCAGTTCTTCGATGGGCTGCATGAGTTTGGCGAACTCGGTACCGGCTTGTTTTTGCAAGCGTTCGGTGAGCACGTCTGCACCGTCTGGCGCTGGCTGTGCGCCTTTAAGCGCTGCCAGCGCCAGCTTAAGTGCTGCGGCTGGGCTTTGCGGTTGTGCTGGTTGTTGCGGTGGTAAAGGGCCAGGCTGCTCACCGGCAGGGAGTCCGGTGGGTGGCTTTGCAGCGCTGGCTAAAACTGGTTCTTCGCCTTCTGGCTCTGGAATGCGTAATTTGTCATGCGCCCAGCTTACCGGGATACGCATGCCAATACCGGCCAGTTTGGGCAGGCTCTCGCTGTACAGCTTGATATCTTCCGGCTCCTGGGTATCGAACACGATGCGCGGCTTGCGGCGCGGGTCGCCGGTGTAGCTTTTGCTGTTAAGCATGTGCATAGGCAAAATCAAATCGCGGTTAAGCGAGTTCGTGAATTGGCGTAAGTCATGATCACGAATATCCTGGCGCACCTCGTTATGCACGTTACCAAGGGCCTGGCTGCCAGTGCTGTCTACCTGTGAGGTGAGGGTTTGCCCCAGTATCACCTTCGACTGGATGCGCTCACACCAACTCATCATGGTCATAAACGGATCGCTGCCACCACCTTTTGCCGCTTCGTGGAATTCGATTTCCATGCCCTTGGGAATGATGCCCCCGGCGTTGTGGCCAATGCCTAGCACAGCTTGCAGTAAGCGCTGCTTTTCGTCTGGCGTGGCACCCGAGGGGTATTTACCCAGTTTGATGGGGATACCGTAGATTTCTAAAAACTCGGCTAAGTCGCGCACCGAGTAGTTTTTGAATATGAATGGCCAGGCTAACTGGCGAATGAGGCCAGCGCGGGCCGGGTAGCCACTTTTAGCGGGGTGACGGTGCTGGATCCAGTTTAGCGGGCGCAGCTTTTCGCCCCAGCCGCTTTGGTCGCGCAGGGCAATACAGTTCTGGTCTTCCTGGTGTAATTGAAACCAGGTGGCCGGGCGGTGCTCAAAATGTTGCGGGATCCGAAAGTTATTGTATAAGCCCCATTCCAGCTCGATATTCGCAAAGCCTTTTAGAATGGCATCTCCCATACCAAATATCATGTCGTGCCAGTCTTCTACATCGCGCAGTATCTGCTCAATATTGGCGGCGTCTTTTTGTTCCTGGGCGCTGGCATTAGTTGGCGGCTCTATGTTCCAGTCGATATCGGTAAGGGCCATCTTGCGTTTAAACAGCTCGGCTTGTATGTGGCCGTCTTTTTCTTCGATATCTTCGGCCAGATAGCATTGTTCCAGCAGGTTGCCCTGTTCGGCATTCTTTAAAATTACCGCCAGTGTGGCCGGGGTGAGGCCGCTGGAAGGGTGCTCTGCAAATTCCCGGCGCAGCTGGGCTACACGGGCCGAGTCGTCGGTTTGTTTTTGCTGTAGTTCTTTTTCGCGTACCCGGTACCGGATACCGTTATATTCGTAGGTTTCCATTAATAGCAGCCACTCTGGTTATACATTAAATCGTCGGCATCGCGGGCGTTCTCGTTCCAGCGATCGTTTTTATCCGGCAGGGGGGTGTAGTCAATCTCGCCGCCTTCCATCTTGCTGGCCGCCACCATCATGCAGCAGGCAATGGCGCTATCGCCGTGGCGCTCTTTCTTGTCGTCGGTTTTAGCGTCGGGGATGCGCGGCACGCCCCGGTTGTTAATCTGGATAGAGCGCAGGTCGTCCAGGATGTCGGCATCTTTGGGTATGATGATGTCGAAGTCTTCATAATAAGACTTCATGATTGGCATGGTTTCCCGGTACCAGGTCTCGCTGATTTTTACCGCCTCCACCAGGCCAGCACCGTATTTATCTACCGCTTGCTCGGCTAAGTACTCACCGTTACCCGTGGCGTCCAGCTGTGCGCCCACAAAGCGGGGCAGGCGGTCCAGCAGGTAGAACAGGATTTGTTCTTGCTGCTTGTATGGGATGTTACGCAGCTCCAGTACCAGCGGTACCTGGATACTTAAATCTTGCTGGATAGCACCCACCCACAAACAGGTTAAATCGCCTTTACGGGCGAAATCCTCGCCCAGGCAGTGGCGCAGGTTAGGATCCAGTTTAAGCAGCTCAGGCAGCAATACCTCTTTGCACCAGTCTTTGATATCAGCTGCCCGCAGGTCTGGCCGCATCTGGTTCCATTCAGGTGTTTGCTTATAGCGAATAACAATGGGCTGGCCATTGTCGCCCGGTTTTACCATGGCCTTATCGATAAGTGCCCGGCTAATGTAGGCACCGCCGCCAGACTTAGGTACACAATAGTATTCTTCGAGCGCGTCTTCCTGGCTGGCCGTATCGTTAAGTAAATCTTGCTTCCACTTCTCTTCGGCTTCCTGGCTCCACGGTTGGCCCAGACGCTGGCAAATACGCTGGTACAGGCCCTCGTTGCAGGCATCGTCCAGGGTAATGCGGTGCACGCTGTAGCGCTTCTTACCGGCCCGGCTATCGTCTATCAGCTGATTAAACTGGTTCTCTGTGCCGTTATGGGTACTGATTAAGCGAACCTTCGCGCCCCACATGGTGAGTGCCAGGGCCGCTTTGAGTACTTCGGCTAAGCGTTCGTGAAAGGCCGCTTCGTCTATAGTGACGTTACCCTGCATCCCCCGCAAGTTAGAGGGTTTGGAGCTGAGCGCCTGAATTTTAAAGCCACTGGCAAAATGAATAACGAACGTCAGGATCTCTTTACCTTCCTGACCGTCATCGATAAACATTTCTTCTTCGATGTCGCCAGCCGCTTTATTAAAGGCTTTTGACCACATGGCCGCAGCATCAATAAACTCGCGGGCCATCTCCTTATTGGAGCCAACGTAGAAGTGGTTGGTACCTAATGCGGCTTTGCTCTTACTGGCAATCAATACGGCATCTGCCGCCTCTGCCCAGGTAATGCCGGTTCGGCGTGACTTCTCGGCTATTTTTAGTGGGGAGTCGTCGGCTATCCAGCGTTTCTGGTACCCCAGCAGCAGCTCGTTTTCATCGAAGGGGATAAACGTAGGCAGCCCGAAGCGGGTTTCAAACCTGTCGCATTGCTCTATGGCCTTTTGATACTGCGACTTACTGGGCTGTATTTCCGGTGGTGTGGTAGGCTGCTTGGGTGGTAACTTCATTAGGCAATACCCAGAATTTCACGTTTAATTTGTGCTGCGCCCTCAGTGGTAAGCCCGGCAGCCTTGGCAGCGCTCTCGGCCCGTTCGGCGGCTTCTTCGGCCATGGCCTTGCGGATTTCACGTTCACGCTTGGTGGACTCACTGGCGGCTTTCTCCAGCTTCTCTACGCCTACGGCCAACTCCTTAATAAACTTAGGCGGTACTACTTCGCCGGATTCCGAGAGTTTCAGCACTTGATCAAAGGCAAGGGTGCGCACCATTTCAATCAGCACTTTTGAGACTTCACCAGTAGGCTTATCGCCCAGCTGGTCGACCCATTGCTTAGAGACTTCGCGGGCTTCCTGAATACGGCTGCCCACTGTGGCCATGCGTGTGGCGTAGCGGTTTAAACCACTACGGGAGAGCTGCTCATCGTCGGGCAGGCCTGCATCGCGAATAAGCCCGTTTACCCGCTCCAGTACTTCGGTTTGGGTGACCGACTTATCGCGCAGCAGCTCTATCAACTCCGATTTAATGTCTTCCGGGAGCTGGTCGATTTTGCTGGGTTTGCCTCGGGTGCGTTTGTCTGTCATCGGTCAGTCCAGCCGTCAATATTACGTTGAGCCATAATCGCTACCTCGGCCCTGGGCGTTTAACGCCTGGTTGGGTGGCTAAGCCTTTTTCAACGTCCAGGCCGCGCTGGGTGATTTTGGCAATGGTGTAGCTTTCATGGTTGTCGAGCGCTACTAAGCCTTGCTCCTTCAACCAGAAGAGGTGGGTACCAATTTTATCCATGGTCATGGTGTTGCCGTACTGGGCACACACCGACTGGATAATGCTGTTGTTGGCGGCGTAGTCATCCATTGCTGCGAGGCAATGCAAAATACTTAGCCGTTCGTGTTCGTTCATAATTTGGGTAATGGCCATGCTACTTTTTCTCCCCGCGTAGTTCGTTTTCAACGAGCATGTTGTATTGGTTTAAAATCTGTTTAAACATGGGTTCAACGCTTTCTAAACGGCCCTCCAATCGGGCCATGGATTCGCGCAGTGCCTGGCTGTCTTGTGCGGTGGGCAGGTATTTAATGTGGCCGTCCAGCTCGTTCACGATGTCTCTGAGTTTGTAATGTTCCAACTGTTGCTTGGTGAGTTTGGCTTCGTTCATTTCGAACCGCTCACGAACGCTAATGGTGTGGGCTTCCAGATCTTTTTTAGTAGCAAAGTATTTACTTAGCCAAAACAATCCCGCTGCGCCCAGTATCGCTATTACGATGGTGTAGAACTTCCAGTTGGTATTAATGTGATTAATGATGTCATCCATGATTGCGCGTCCTTTTTTCATGATCCTGTTGGCAGTCCGGGCAGCGCTGAGCACTGGCGATAATTCGGCGGCGCTCTGTAATATCTACATCGCAATCCACACAAAGTGGCGAGCCGTCTGGGGCTGTGTTAAGCGCTGGCGCAGGGGGTAAGTCAAAGCTCCGGTTTTGCATAGCCAGCTCATGAAAATGCGCACTTCTGCGTTGCGCTTCGTCGGCGATATCCATTAGTTGCTGGCTCCCTGCTTGCTAAATTTATCGAAGGTTCTAAAACCGAAATAGGCGAGAGTGGGTGAAGCAATGAGCATAGCCAGCTCCATAGAAGCACCGCTGCCATACCCAAGCGCTTCTGCAATTTCAAAGGCGCACACGTATAGCATGGAGAAGTAGCTGTGGCGGTTGGCCGTTTTAGGGCGCACGTACTTAGGATCGGTACTTCGAATAGTTTTTTGTTGCTCGGTGTGCATTGCCAGGTCGTATTCGAGACGGTTCTTTTCGCGTTCGGCGGCGACTTTTTCCAGAGAAACCTTTAGCTCTGAAACCTCATCTTGTGGAAGGCTATCTACTACTGCCTGCAAGCGATTAACTTGCTCTGGTGACGGTTTACCTTGAATCGTATCTAATACTGCTGAGATCGTTTCTGTGGTGCGCTCGATATTCCCGCCTTTGCTATTGCCGAATAATCTAATCAGGGCGGGGCCTGCGGTGAGTAGTGTTGAGATAAGAGGTGCCATTAAGATTGCGCTCCTAATTGATTACGTAAACGGGCTATATGTTGCTCCGCGTCGATACGGCGAGGTTTGGCTTTGCCGTTAATCCAGTCTTCAACTTCCTGACGGGTAACGCTGTTCCAACCCTGCCGCCAGTAACTGTGCGCGGTAGCGTTGTAACTACTTTCAGGCAAAATCGTAAGCTCGCCACTTTTCTGGCTGGCGGCTTCGGCTTTAAATCTGGCTTTGCGGCCAGAGTCGAACCATTCACGGTTAAAACGGCTTAAACTCATTGGGCACCTGCCAGTTCTTCAGGGGTTAAGCGATATAAAAACGCTCCGGCATTTTGCAGATAATGTTGAACGGTGCCTTTGCCAGCCATGGAGTTATAAAACTGCTTCCAGTACTCGGCGCGGCCTCTGAGCGATAAAGGGATTTCTTCGGGGCGAAGGAGGTAGTGCAAGCGGCAAAAAATAAAACAGAGCTTAGGATCCGCAATTAAATCCACATGCATTACATTCTGTATGTTGTAGCCCAGTTCTTGTTTGATGCGCTTTACCAGGTGTGGACGTGTGCGCCGTTGGATATCTACAAAAGCAATGTAGTCAATCTGGCACAGGCCCATACCAGCGCTGCCTGGCGTTGGATCTTCATAGGTGCCTAAGCACGTTTCAGCCGCTGCGGTTTCCAGCAGAAGATTAACGGCGCGATGGTTAGCACCGTGGCCCAGCGCATCGCAGACCTCAGTGGCTAAAACAATGGCCTGAGCTTTTGAACTCAGGCCGTAATAGTAAGTGGGATTTTCTTGGTTCATACCGCCATCGTAGTGATGGCGGCGGGGAGATTGGGATTAGTCTGGGTTTGGGTTAGTCAGGTAGTTTTATATTTCTTCTCTTTGCTGCTCTTGCTGTCAAACCACTCATATTACAATAGCATCTTGGTGAGTTGTCACAATCAACCCAGTTCTCTCGGTACTCTGCTGTATTGAGCATTGCTACATAGTCAAGCTTTTTACATTTTTCTGGACTCTTATCGTCTGCTCTTAAGTATACGTACTCGAAATTCTCTAGTTGCTTTGCTCGCTGCCTTCTGAATTCTCTGGAGTGCTCCTTTATAGCCTCTGCTGTTTTTTCGCGAACTTCCAAGGCTTCTTGTGACATACCATTTCGTTCCAAGAATTTTGGATATCTATCTAGTTCGTTAGTGCCATGCTTAGATATATTTTGTAGCAAGTACAAATGTAACTTCCATGTAGCTGCCTTTTCAGCCTCGAAATCATTCCTATTTTTACATTCCCGAATGGAAGCTCTTAAACTTTTAGGGGTGTCAATCCTCTCTTCTTTTACAGGATATACATGATCGAGAATTACTTCTTGCTCTGCTTTCTTGTTTTTCTTCCGAGTAAACGGCCACATTGGACATCCTTGAAGTTGACAGAGTGGACTAATTTAATTCAAAAGACATGAAAGTATCAAATTTAAAAACTAACTTTTGATCCCCGTCGAACTGGGTTTGTGTCGTTATATAAAGAGTTTAGCCCGCAATGGCGGGCTAAACATTAGCGGGATAATTGCTCTATGGCTTTTTGTTGCTGCTCTTGCAGGTAGCGCATGAGGATAGCAAGCTTTTGTGTAGAGCACATGCCTTCAGGCACGGCCCCGAGAATATCGGCAACTACTTCCTGGCATGTGGTGATTACATCCAGCTCATCTAATATTGATCCATTTTTCATTTTGCTTTACTCCTTGCAAAAATAGGCATGTGAGGTGCCTACTACGGCACAGTCCCAGTGAATACCTTCAAATTCCGCCAGCCAATTTCTGGCGGTCTTATCATCCTTTTTATGCCCGGCTGCTAATAGGACATTTGTTTTAATAGCGCCCGGATTTGCGGCGAGGTAGCGGATAACCTTTTGGATAAACTGGTGCTTTTTATGCTCGTAATATTGGTTTACAGGCTTTGCTCTGGTGGTTTTGGCTGGTGCTTGCTGCAATTGCTTTTCGAGTAATGCGGCTTTATCGCGGTAGAGCTGGAGTAATTCGTTTTGCAGTGATTGGTTTGTCTCCTGCAAATGTTGCAATGCCTGAGTCTGTTGGGGTGAGTGTTGAGCGCTCAATGCTTCGGCCATGCTGTTAAAGGCATTTATGTACGCCTCTTTGATAACCGCAGCCTGTTTGCCGGTAAAGCCCATGACCAAAAACATAAAGCCGTCTTTGGTGACGTTATACATAGGCATCATTCGCCCATTGGAGTTTTTGAATTCGCACTGCTCAAAATTGAGCTTTGTGAAATAATCAGAGCAATCCAGTTCTCGAATAGCGCGCAAAACATTTCTGTGTTCTTTTCCAAACACTTCCGCTATGTGGGTTGAGGGAGTATAAAGCTGGTTATCTTGTACGGATATATAGTGGCGCAAGTCCACATCGGGGAGTTGACTGACCATATTGGTCTCCTTGAGATTTTTTAAGTAAATTCGACTGCCAGTTAGTAGCTGGTAGCCGGGTGTCAACTAGAGCATCTCAAGAAGCTCCGGGCCTATTTCCCCAAAGGGTGTTGTATTAACGCCTCTCCACCCGGCCATTGTATGGACGGATTTATCCCTGTATCGCAGGCATAAAAAAGCCGCAAGGCTATCGGGTGCGGAAGGCCGCTTGAGAAATTCTAGTGCGGCCACCTTAATCCCGAATGTGCGGCGTGTCAATTTTCTCCTTATCTTTTGGGGCTACAACCGTTACAACTGCGACAACTCTAAGCGTTTTGAATAAGGTGGTAGATAATGCGGGTATGGCGTTTGGTGCTCTGCCAATAAATACCGTCATACTTATCTAGCCGTGCTCTGGCTGATTTGTCGTCTTTGGCGAAACCGGCTTTGTTGAGCAAGTCTGTTTTGTTTAACTGGTTGTCCTGGAGTAGGGTGTTTTTAATTAGCGAAACGAACTCTATGTCCTGCTCAGTGGCTTGTGCTTCGATTAAGTCGACTTCAGTTAGTGCCAGGCTATTAGGGTTAATGTCGAACGCCTTATCAACAATGGCTGCACGCTCTTTTTTGACTTCCAAAATTACACCGACTGATTCATTGCTGCCCAGTTCTCGCTTTTTCAGGCGGTACATGTTGTCTACTGAATTGCGAATGGCATTGCTGCCCTGGTAGTTGCGACCATCTTTATTGCTGTGCCCGAGGATCAGGATGGTGCCGCCAGCCTCCCGGATATCCTTGAGCATGTTCATTACAGCCGCAATTTTTGCTTCATTACTTACATCGGCAAAGTCCCGTAAGCTATCGATTACAAAAAACATGTTTTCGAACTGATTGGCGGTGGCGTTTTCAGATAGTGTTTTTAGTAAGTCGAACGAGGGCAGCGGGCTTTTACTGCGCTGCACATAATGTAGGTTAGGGTGGCTGGCTATCAGCAGGTCGTTAACGTTACGTTCTTTCAGCACACTTAATGGATTATCAAAATCCAGATAGAACACCTGCGTCATTCTAACCGCGCAGTATTTGGCCAGAGCAAAGGCCAGCCAACTTTTACCGTTACCGCCATCGGCATAAACCATGGTGATCATCCGCTTGGTGATAAAGCCCTCGATCACAAAGTCGATCTTTTCGTTAAAGTCTGCCTCTGACAGGCTCGCCTGGGTGAGTATGTGTAGCATCGTTGATTATTACCTTTTCGTGAGAGTTTTAAATCGAATTAATCAGCTTTATTTGTTCGTTTCGAATTTTTAGCTTCTTTATGCTTTGAAAGGCCTGCGCTCTTTCTTCCGTGAGTCTCTCTATTTCAATTGAATTCATTTCATATTCTGTAATTGGCTTTTGTTCGTCTTTCAGCTTGTCGTATTCGCAATTGTACAAATCCCAGGCCATCCCTTCGTTTTTGTGACCCCGCCCATTAAGCTCTAATTTACAATGAGGGCAAAACAACTTTTCATTTAATGACTGCATTATTCACCTCTTCGATTAATTAATGCATGCGACCGGTGTCGTTCTTAGTTCGTGGACGATTCCAAATTTCAGTTTTCCATATTGGGCGAATGCCTTTTATTGGCACCCAAACGGCGTTGAAAACCATAAATAGCCCAGCTAATACTGCGCAAAGCAAATTGAAAATTATGGTTACCACGATTGTTATGGGATAGAACAAAGAGCAAAGGAGTCGACGCCAAAAATTGTTTTTTATAAAGCCAATGTAAGCTGGTCGAACTGAGTATTTGCCTTCTTCATTTCTGAAAACTACAAACATATTTATTTACCCCTCATCAATCATATCGTGTGATGTAACCACCAGTTGCACCTGGCAGGTTTTACCGTTTACCTGAAGCGTGCCCAGCCATACTTTGGAGGTTTCGGTAAAAGGGCAGGTCATATCCTCAGCCAGCGAATTAACCATTGTTTTAAAAGCTGGCGACTCGTTTGCAAAGTCAGTTGCCAGCAGGTCTTCGGGATCATAATCCGGGTGTATGTAATCAAGCATGGTCGGCCTCAATTTAGAGAATGAAATTTATTGAAGAAGCTTTGACGTTCCTCTTCATTCATGGTCTGCAAATCCATATCTCCGGTATGCTCTGGATCGAATTTGCTTTCATGAAATTTGGAGTCTTGAATTTTACTTTTGAGCCAATCAGACATAGCTTGCAATGCATGTGGTATCTGGTGAGTCATGATCCCAGAGACTCTGGTTATATATTCAATATCTTCATAAACATCCCCAATACGGGTATGAAGTATTCCAGTAGTTAAGTTTCTGATTCTCTGATATTCCATCTCTGTTTCCTCGCTCGCTAGATTAACTTTGGTTGAATTTTGTTGCGGTATTCTTCGCGCTTGGTGCGCAAGATTTTATAAACCTGTATTTGGTTAAGCTCCGGGCAATACTCTTTGTGTATTTTGTCTACTGGCCAACTGTGGTTATGCCACAGGCGGAACATGTGTATATCGCGCAGCTCCTGCTTTAATTTGTCGCCCCGTGGCAGGTACCGGCATTCGCCACCCTGGTAATGGGCAATTTCGGCAATCAGGGCACAGCTGGCCTGATAGGCTTTGGTGCCGGTGAGACCCAGCCGGTTTAAGCGGCGCTCACATATCAGCACTAGCGCCCACAGGTGCTCTTTGTAGCGAGCCATGGCTTGTTGTTGGTCGCTGGCCAGCTGGGGCAAATGCTCCAGCAGCTGATCAAAGTCGTCATCGAAGTTGAATTGGTTTTGGTCAGTCACGGCGATAACCTCTCAGTTCGGCTAGCTTTTTTTGTATCGGGCATTCAGGATCAATGTTGGCGGCCTGTACCAATGGCGGTAGGTTTGGTACAGGTAGTGCCAGCTTTGGCTCTGGCATTACGCCTTGCCTGAATTGGCGGTAGCGCTTGTCCCACGCCTTGTTGAAACGGGTTTTAAACTGCCGCTCAGACTCGGTAGTGGCGTATCGGCCTATGTCCTGGTCGATCAGATTTACAATGTTGTGCAGCCAGTTAAATGTCTCATTTGTGCGGTAGCGGCCATGCCTGTCGACGATCTGCTTAAACGCCGCGTCTTTATCCGGCAATTCGGTTAAATTGGTTTGATAGCAAAGCTTTAGAAAGTCCGGCAGCTCTGGCGGCCACTCAGTGGCAGCGTCTACCGCCATCTCCATAGCGGCTTTAATTTCCTGCGTAGTAAGGCCCAGACGTAAAAATGAGCCAGCCCACTGGCGCTTAGTACTGTTTATCTCCGTAACACTGCTAAAGCGGCTTGCGAATTTACGCCCCCAGGTGAGTTTGAATACCCCGAATATGTAATTCACGGCTTCAACCAGTTCGGCAGGCAATCTTGGCTCATTCTGCCCAGTCGCGGTTGTTGACGTCGAGGAGCGCGTCTCCAACGTTACGGGGCTTTTGTTGAGCAGGTCTTGTGCTGATTTCATTGGTTACTCCTGGCGTATCCCATGCGGGTAAGGAATGCAGTACTTTTTTCAAATAGTTATGGTTACTCAGCGGCTTGGTATCGCTACTGTCGCGGCGATTGGCGCTGATGTTTGAATAGGTTTGTTCTAATGCCTGGCATAAGGCTGTTTCGTTAGGGGTAAGGCCCAGTACTTCGCCCAGTAATTTCAGCGCCCGGCCATTGGATAAGTCGGACTTAGCAGGGCGAAACAACCCCAGATAGCTGAGCACGGCACTGGCTGTGGTGACATTCAGCTTTGATACGGTAGCAATGAGTTCGCGGCCAGCCTGGTCTTGTACCAGAGCATCAAGGTGCAAACTGCTATGACAAACGGGACAACGGCTCAATTTCACAGTTGTTGTCCCTCATAGGCAGCGGCAACATACGCGTAGGGTGCTTGTGAGGTATGCCAGCTTTTACGGTGGCCTTGAAGCTCGGTTAAACCCTGTTTAATCAGTTCTTCGGCCATTAAACGGCGATGCCAGCGTTTAAGTGATTCGAGCACTTTAAACGCCATGTCATCTTTGAGCCAGGCTACGCTGTCTACGCCGATACCGTTAATCTTGCTGGTCATGCGTTTTACGTAGGCATCCAGCGCGGCTTCTGAGCCATCGCGCACAAAACCCTGTTTGTGCATGGTGATCCAAATGGCGCGAACTTTATCCAGCTCGGTACCCACAGAGGGTGGGGACATGCGACGCTTGCTGGATTTTTTAACCTTAAACCCTTTAGCTTTCATTTCTGCCAGCACCGACTCCAACTCCTTAACGTTCATTTTTGAGCAGCTTTGCTTTTCGGTAATGCGTTGGAGTAGGGCGCGATAGCTATCCTCCGGCATGGCCAGCTGGCTTTTTGCTACATGGATTTTGGTAATTAAACTGTTTCTTGCTGACATGTGTTTTGCTCCACAACAGAAAATTGAGACATGGCCTGTGCAAATGAGTCCGCTATGCCGTTTTGCAGGCAATTGTCGCAATGCACACAAAAGCGGCCCGAAATGGCGTTGTAATGGCAGTTAGGCTTTGCAGTACCACAATTAGGACAAACGGCCTGTTCCATTACCTGGTGGTCGATGCCCAGGTCTTTTAAACGCTGAAGTAAAATGTCTTTCACCTTGTTCCCCTAACTGTTTGCGCCTTGCAGGAACGCCTGAATTAAAATGGTTGCAACAACCCACGCGAAGGCCATTGCCGTTATTGGAGAGCCTGAAAACAGCGCAACCACACAGGCGCACAGGCATAGTAAAAGCAAAATTAGTCGTTTCATTTCCAGTCTCCTTGGTTTCCTTAAGCCAAGCCCTGTGGTAACAAGGCTTGGGTTAAGGCCCTTTGCAGGGCGCTTAATTGGCTGGCTCTATCTCCAGCCATTTCTCGTTGGCCTGTTCGTCGTGATACACGTTCAGTACGTAGTCTTCCTCTACGCCATCGATGTCGGACGGCAGCTGCGCAATGGCAGCAAGCAAGTCTTCTTTGCTGCCAATCACAGTGCGACTAAGCAATTTCGGTTGCTTCATGGGTTTTCTCCTGTGGGATTTCAGTAGTGATATGGGCCAAGTCCAGTGCCAATGGGCGGTAGGTGTTGTTGTCGTCTCGCCAGTACACCCGGAAGTATTCGGCGCTGCTGTCTACTTCAATGGCATCTGCCAGGGCCTTCATGGCTTGCTGCCATTGGGGGTCGTCGATGTTGTGTTTACGCAGGCTCAGCACCCGAGCGGCACTAAAGCGGCCTTGCTTATCGGTTTTGAACGCGCCTTGCACAATGGCTTGCAGGTTTTTGTTACTGCCTTTGCTCCAACGCTTAATGCAGTCATCAATGATCGCTTTGGCGGCGACCAGGTTCTGGTTAAAGCAAATGCGGTCCTGGCGGCTGCGCTCAATTTTGATTTTGCGGTCAAAGCTGTACAGGGTGACGTTGCCTTTGGTACCACCCAGCTTTTTGTCGTACTCTGACAGGGCACGGTTTACAAAGGCTGCCACTTTGCTACGCATTGAATTGGCCAGTGCCTGCATTTCGTCGTGCACTAGCACAGCATTGGTAAACAGCTCACGGGCCAGTTTGTCTCGCTCTAATTCGATAGGCTTAATGCGGTCCTTGCGAATGTGGTTGCCATCACCATCTTCCATAAAGCCTTTAGGGGCGTTGTTGTTGGTCAGGCCGTATAGTTGATTAACGTTGCTCATGCGCTTAGCTCCATTTTGGTTAGTTGTTCTGAGTTGAGATGCCATGTAACAGTGCAGCCGTGGAGGCGGGTAGCCATTAGGTGATAGCGCCCCTGGTGCGTGTTATTAATTGAAATGAGCGTGCCTTTTACCTTTGAACTTAAAGGCGGCAGGATCTCGATTTCGGTAGACCGTTCTTTAATGGCCAGGCTGACAATGGCGCAGCCGTGTTTAATCAGGTGCTCCATTGCTTTGCTGGCTTTGTCGATGCGTGCTTTAAACGCAATGTTGTGCTTGTTCATTGCTTGCTCCGGTGTGGGCAGCTCTGGCAGGCGCGAAAGAGCCTGACTCGCTGCGGGTTACTGTGACTAAATGGCTTGCCTTGCTCGTTTAAACACCGTTTAACCGGTATTTCACCGAGTACCGGGCAGGTAACCGATAAGTTGGCGTAAGCGGCCAGCACCTTTTGTTCGATGTTGGCCAGGCTGCCGGGGTACTTGTTATTAAGCACCTGCGACAGTGTTGTTTTACTCATGCCAGTGTCGACTTCTACCTGACGACGGCCCAGCTCCGTTACTTTGCTTGTTAGCAATTCATACCAATCCATAAATCCTCACTCAGCGGTTACAGGTCGTTCTATCAACCGCTTTAGGTTTTGGTCGTAAAGGCCTTCCTTGCGGGCAACGGGATACTTGTGCCCGGTGTTGTTAAACAAACGGTAGCGGTTATGCCATCCTCTGCGTTTTGCCATTGGCGCACGCTTGTTGAATGAACCAATTTTCACTACATATTCGTAACGACACAGGTCAGTGAGGTAGCGCTCCACACTGGCTTTGCTGCATTCTGCTAGCCCCATCACTTCGGGAATGGTGAACACTTCCAAAAACCTCATGGCCTGCCATATCCGTTGGCGAATAGAATTAGGCTGAGGGCTTGTCGGGTTTTTCCCTGGCAAGTGCGGTTTAGCGCGTGCAACTTTGGCGTAAACAACCGGTTTTGCCTTACTGTTAATTGTTTCCACAGCACCAAGGTTTTTCAGGTGATCAATAACCATCTGGGCTTGGTGCAACGAGATATCCATTTCTTTTGCCAGCTCATGACTGTGAAAGTCTGGCTGGCTTCTAATCCACTCCCAGCTACGCTGGCTGAGGGTTTTCTGCATCCTTAAAGCTCCGCGACAGGGAAGAATTCGCGCCCGGCCCATTGGCTGGCATCAATCGTTTTTAAGCCGTTTGATTTGGCAAACTTCTCAATGCTCGCAAGGCCGGTGGTAATGCGCCGGAAGTTACCCTTAGAGGTATCCAGTAGGTCTTTAAGCAGGTCCTGCTCAATGGTGGTGTGCTCTACTAATTCATTGGCCATAATCGCAATGTCTTCTTCGTCAGCTTTTTGAAATTGCACATGCTGGCTAATGCGGCCAAAGAGTTGTGGCAGGCGCTTTATCTTCTTTGGCAGGTGCTCGTAGCCGATTAAAACAATTGGCACACAAGCGAGGTCATATATATCCCGTATGGTTTCGAGCACTTCGGTTTTGTCTGCCAGGTAATCGGCTTCATCTATAAAGAGGGGCTTTCCGGTAATCGCCAGCTCCTTAACAATGAAGTTAATCATGTCGGCTTTACGCTGGCGTTTGTCTAGGCCTAAATCCTGGGCTAAGCGCTCAAGCAGTGTGCCCATGGTGTCGCTTTTTAAGCAGCGAACCAGGATGCCGTCAGCACTCACAAATAAGTATGCGCCTGCGGTGGTTTTACCCAACCCAGCTTGCCCTGAGAACAGGGCCATGGCTGGCGAGCCTTCCTGAGCAGCTTGCTCAACGGTTTGGTATGCATCAAATGCTGCCATCACGTTTTTGGTTTTAGCGGTAGTTGCTTTCATGATCACTTTCCTTTGTTTTCGGTTTGGTTAAACAGCTTGTCTAACATCATTGCGGCGCGGCGGTTGTCGCGGCGGTACTGATGCAGCCAGGCTTTTTCGGTGGGGCCTAACAGGCCATCTAATTTCAACTGGGTATAGTGGCGAGCCTTTTCATGCTCGTTTTTGTAGGTTGGGCCGCTGCCGTTGCGGATCGCCTCAATGGCATTGAGTTCTTCACGGCGGCGGGCCAGTTCGTCTTTCTGCTCCGGCGTATAGCCCTCAGGTTTCGAGGTATTAGCCGAAATAGAATCTGTTGTAGATGAGGTGAATTGCTCGCTAGCTTTAGGAAAAGACGTTAAGCCTTGGTTTTGAGATTCCCGGTATTTCAGGAACTTCATAGCCACATCGCTTACGTCGTGTTCTTTGCTGGCGCGTTTAATGGCATCGCGTTCTTCACGTAGCTTGGCACGTTGGATCCGTTTGGCTTCCTGTGCGTGTTGCATGGTAATTTCATTGCCAGCCAGCTCAGGGTTGAATGCCTCGCAAATAAACTCACGTTTAACCGGGTTAAATACGAAGATTTTGCCGATATCATCCGGGTTATAGCGGCAATGCACGCGGTCACCTACACATGCCCCAAGCTCTGCATGGATGTAATCCACACCACCTACGCTTATGCCTTCTTTGCCAACCGTTCTGTAGCCATTTTGACTGGGTACCGGAGCAAGTAGCATGTCGAGAATGCGTTCATTATCGAGGCGCTTTATGGTTTGGCGGTGCTGGCTGAACTTTTCAAACGGTGTGCAACCTAGCTCGCTATGCCGTGTGTGGTCGTAGTGATTGTCCAGCCAGTTATTAATGAATGCTTCTAAATCTTCAGAAGACAGCGACACATCCAGGGCAACCTTATCTGCACCTTTTTCACGGCGTTCAACAAGGCGCTTAGCAAAGCTTAAGCGGGCGCTTAACTTTTCCCGATCACTTACGTTGTGGCCTATGTAGCCGGATAGCATCTCGGCAATGCCATGGCTGAATGTTCTAAAAAAGCGCTCAATAAAGGGCTTTTCCCAACCGCTGTAAGGGTTAGTGATGTGGTTGTGTATCTCCAGCGCATCCCAGATTGCCAGGATATGAGCAGACAAGTAATCTGCACCGTTATCCGTTCTGGCGACTTCAGGTATACCCCAGTCGAGAATTGCATTACGGACTAAAAGAGCAATACCTTCAGCGTTTGAAGTAGGCTTTAAAACCACTTTTACACGGCGTGTAAACACATCGATAACGCCAATAATGGAGTAGCGGCCATTGGTACACATGACGTCTGCCGGGGTGCTATCGAATTCCCAGAGTTGGTTAATGCGTTCGACCACGGCACTTCTACTGCCGAATGCGACCATCATTTTGTTTTGCCAGCCGCTGGCATCGACAAGAGACATAAAGGTGGCGTGATTTTCTTGCTTCCACGTTTTCAACCACTTGCGGCATGTTGGCGGTGAAGGCAGCTCATATTGGCCTTTAAATTCCATTTCAAGGAATTCAGCCAGTCGTTCGCCTTTTACATGCGGAAATTCGTGAATAAGTGCTACACAAAAGCGCTGCATTTCCGGGCATCTGTCTATAATTCCTTTACCCTTGGAGGTTCCATATTTAGGCGTTAGTCCGGCAATTCCGCTTTCTGAGTAAGCCTTTTCCCAACGAATTAACGTTCTAATGCTTAAATGCGGCTTTACCGAGTAGTGCGATTCATCTATATCTAGCTCTTTCGAATTGTAAGACTCGACAAAGCTGCTCCAGCTAGCTGTTTTCCCAATGTTCTCGTCAATGCTGGCTTGTGCCAGTTTCAAGATACAAAGCGCAGTTGTGGCTCGCTTATTACCTTCAAGGTTCAATGGTTCTTTCAGCAGTGCGTCGCGTTTAAGTTGGAGTTCTTGCTCACTTTTGCGCTTAGCTACTTCCCGGTGAAATTCGGCAGCATGGTTAGCGCGTTTTTCCACATCATCTATCTCGCCATACATCGCACGTAAAGATGATTTGATGTCAGCTGGCAACTTTTCTGTGACGTAATGAGGGATCAAGCCTCCGCGTCCTTCAATTTTAATGAAGTCCCAGTTTTCTTTGTTAGCTCGCAACGTGACAGCACGTTTCGATAAGCCAACAGCTTCTGAGATTTCCCTGGCGGTGAAATATTCCAT